TGCTAATTTTTCTGCTTCCACTTCAGTTATACCTTCTTTTAAATAAGACTTAATCCTATTTCTATAATATGGGGCGCCCCCAGAAGCAATAGCAAAACTATCCGCAAGCATAGTTGGCGTATAACCTATCTTTAATAAATATGATACAACAGCCCCTACTTTATTTTTACTACCAGCAGCAGCATTAGCAATCTCAGAAGCAGCAACATCTTCTTTCAATCCACCACGTCTTTCTTTCATTTTATCAGAATTCCATATACGTGCAAAGTCTTTCCAATATTGAGATTGATTAGCAAATGCTTTTGCCGCAGTATAAGGATTATTGTCTCTAAAATTTAAAAAGTTAATGGATCCAAGTAATTGCAATGCAGCGGATCTTGTATTCAAGAACATAATTGTTCCCGTAGAACCGTTAACCCAATTACTCCACATAGATGTTTCTCTATCGCTGCCAAAACTTCTATTCTTACCGTTAATCATTCTATAAATAGAATCGTCTAATGCTTCTCTAACATTAGTACCGTAAACAGCTTCTATCTTATTCATATTAGGACCAACTAATTTACCATTCTCAAATTTACCAAATATAGCTTCTGTATTTTCAATAAATTCTCCTAAGAATTTTTTTCTGCCAGATCCTTCTGTAAGATTATGCAAATCTGATATAATAGTACTTGAATCCCAGTGATCACCAGGAACAACCCATCCTTTACCTTGTCTACCCATTACAATAAGCCCTTGTTTAAAAGCATTAAGTTCTGGATCATTATTTACTAAGTTAGTTAATTTTGTTTTATCTCTTTGTGATAATCCGGGTATTTCTATATCATTATCATTCCAAATAGAAACACGAATAGCTTGATCATAGGTGAAATCACCATCAGGTGTTAATGTTTCTAAAGTTTTTTGTATTTCAGGGAATGCTTTGTTTAATTTTTTATATTCTCTTTTAATAGATTGTCTTGCTGCATCCATTAAATCATTACCATTTGTATAAGGTTTTAACAATGCATTTGCAAAAAACTCTCGATGTTCTTCACCTTTGGTTCCCTTACCCATAAAATTATATAAAAGTAATTCAAAGTCAGCCGCGGATGGTGGAACATAAAAATCAAATTTATTTTTCTTAGCCCCTCTTTTTCTAGCAACAACATCGGAAAATACTTTATAGTTTTCAGTTCCTTTTGTATCTTCTATGATTTGATTAAAATCTTTATCTAATGATTTGCTAAATTTAGCTCTTGCTTGTTGAATTTCAGATTTAACATCTACAACATTTAAAACATCCTTAACCTGTTTGGGTTGACCACTAAAAGAACTAGCCATTTCTCTAACCGGATATTTTGAAATTATATATACTCCATCTTCATAAAAAGCATTCCAACCTAGTTTGTTGGCATAAATAGCAGCCATTGCATTATATAGTTTTTTTCTGCTAGGCTCCGCCGCCGTAAATATAAGACCCTCTGTTTCATTGCTTTTTACATAATCCAATACACCATTTATAACAGTGCCAAATACCTCAAATGCATTTCCTGCTCCTGTTATTTCTACGTCCCCGTCGAAATCGCTAAATACTAAATTTAGGGTTCCTCCTTCGTATGAACCTAATAAATTAGCCTCTTCATCTTCTAAATTATATTTTTTTATTAAGTTATCTAAAATTCTTTGATCCTTGTCGCCATAACCAAAATTACCGGTATTTGTTAAAATTATGGAATATTCCTTATTATTTACATTAAAATAAGTAATGCCTCCGGAATCCGCTATATTCCATTTTAAATCTTGTTTTGAAGTTAAGCTAAATTTTACTAATGCTTGTTGCACTTTTGAATCTACCCCGGGAATATCCAAAGCTTTCTTAACAGCTTCAACATTTTGTATTGCATCATCAGCAAAGTAGAAGTCGTTATACCCTTCAGCCGCTTTATTTGTTATCCAATCTGCTTTTGCTTGAGCAGCACTGTTACCTAAACCAGTTATATTCTCTAAAGGTATATCTATGCCTATAGAAGATAAAAATTGATGAATAGGCACTGCGGAATTAGCAGGTCTAGCAGTAAGTATATAAAAATGTTCTGGACCAAACTTGCCAATCATTTTCTTCATCTTTTCAACCATAGGCCCAGGCTTCCCCTCAACAACTTTACTAAATTCAGAAAAGTCAAATGTTGCTCCTTCTTCTAATAGTCTAGATCCTTCTTTAGCAAATTCGGCACCATTTAATTTACCTGTAGAACCATCGGGCATTGTGTATAGCACGTTGCTTTTTGTTAATCCAACAGTGTCGTCAAAATCAAAAACAGAAATTCCTTTTTGGGTTTTAGAAAACTTAGGATCTAAAGATTTTATAACAGCATCCGCTGTTGTTTTGCTTTGTCTTATTGCTAAATTTTGTTTGTATTTTGTGAATAAAGCATTATTAGACGCCGCATTGTCAATATTATATTTTGATTTTTCTTTAAAATCAATTAAAGTCGGGAATAATCTAATTCTATTGTATTCTCCACCTCTAACCATTCTAGCGGTTAATCTAACCTTACTTTCTAATCGTGGAATTCCTAAATTTAATATATCTTTCCCTAAATAAAATAATCCCTGTTTACCAATATTAATATAATAAACTTTTTTACTATTATATAATTGTTCTATTATTTTTTGATCAGTATCTACAGAAACTGTTAAAGCCTTTTGGAAATAATTATCACGCAAATATTCATGCTGCGTTTTTGTCATTTTATAAGGCCATGATTTTGTATTAACACCAATAGCTTCCGCTGCTTTTTTATATTCTTTAAAGTTTGGTATATTAGCTTTTAATTTAGTAGTAAATTCTTCCGGTAATTCTAAATCTTTAGAAATATAAAAGTCACTATCATCTAAACTAATATTTAATGATGCGCTACCCATTTGAGCTAAAGCATTTAATTTGACTTCAATATTTAATATATCTTTACCTAATTGAATATTAATATCGCCTTCTCCGGTAGGATCAAATCCCTTAGCTTTTTTTGTTATAATTTTTACACCTTTTAGCTTAAGTTTATTTAATTCTTTTAATATCATTCTTTCATATACCGTGCCTCTTGCCTTTTCTTTAATGTTTTGATACCTTATTAAAAAATCAAGATATTCTTCAAAAACAAATTCTTTTAATTTATCTTGATCATCTAATGGCACTTTATTAAGTATATTTTCTACTTCTTTAGAAGTTTGCCCAAATTCAGAAGCAGCCTCAAATAGTTTAGCCGCTGTCAATTTGAATTCGTCTTTAGTTAAAGAGAGTTTAATATTGCCCCTTTCAATTTGACGTGAGATTTCTGTTGCAGCATGTTCAACTAATTCAACCCCAAGTCTTTCTTGATTAACTTGAAAAGCATCAAATATAGGCCCCTCAATTTCAAAGTCATTATTGATTATATCAAAAGCTCCCTCTTCAGCCATTGCTTTTGATAAAGATTCTTTTCTACCTCTAATTGGATTGCCATCAGGGCCAATAATTTGAGCTAAAAATACTTCGTCAGATATGTTATTTGCTACATTAGGTAATCTTCTTACTATTTCAGCCCCGGATGTTCTACCTGCCTGATCTGTTGTTGTTTTTTCTCTATCTATTTTTTGGCTAACCCAATCAGGGAAATTAACCCATTTTCCATTAATTTGTTTTTGAATAGCTTGCGGAATTCCTCCTTGACCATCTTTAGCCATTAGCCAAGTAGTCGTCATATTTTCAAGAATATAACGTTTGTTTCTTAATAATTCTTTTCTAAGAACGCCGTCTTTTTTACCGCCAAGCATCGCTTTTATGTCAATGTCCAGCAATTTTCCAATTTCGTCTTTAATCTCAGAAATTAACGGGGTTACAGTTCTATTTAAAGAGACTGGAGCATCAATTCTAGATTTTAATGTTCTCATCACAGTTATAATCTTCTTATAAGCCGTTTCTAAGACTTCTGGTGGAAAAACTTTTGATTCTAATGCATTCTTATATTTTAGCTTTTCTTTTGCCTCTATAACAGTTTCTTCAGCTATTAAAGCTTTTTGGTCTTCTACATCTTTTTTAATGCCTCCTTTAGTCGCCCCTTCAATACCTAATTCAGAAGCTAAAGCATTTGCTCTAAGATTTAAACGCGAACTAATAAATTTATCTAATGTTTGTTTAGATGGATCAAATTCGTTATTAATTAATAAGGCAGCGCTTTGAATTAAAGCGTCTTTATATTCGTCTCTAGTTACCCCTCGTTTAGCATCGGCAGCAATTGGATCGTATAGTCTTCTAGTTATAGTTTCAACTGTGCCGCCAAGTTCTTTACCTATTACAGATTTTGAAAAATCATTAGTAACACTGCCTGATGGAGTATTTCTTAATCCTTCTGACGCTAATTTTTTAGGGTTACCTTCGTATTTTGTATCTAATAAGTTTTGTAAAGTACCTTTACTTCTAGGTTCTTTTGTTGTAATTTCTTTTTTTACAGGTTCTTTTTTAATAGGTTCTGCTTGCACGCTAGGCCCATTAGCTTCTTCTTCTTCTAATACAGCTAGTTGGGCTTCAAAATCCGCGTCTCCAATTTCCTGAGCATTCCAAGCATCATATAAGTCTTCAATACGTTCTTCGACTGTTTTAGAGAATTTTGTTACGCCAGAAATATTTTCACCTGCTTTTAATAAATCTGACGCTCTTTCAGATATTTTACCTTTTTTAATAGATTTTGAATAATCTTTTATAAAATTATAAATATCTCTACCATCTTCAAATTCTATATTTGTAATTCCTTGTTTTGCAAATATTGGTTTAAAAACTTTATTCCATAATCTTATTAATGTTTCTTTAACATTATCGGACCATGTAATGGTTCCATTCCTTAATAATTCAAAATACTGAGTCATGTACTCATCAGGAGCATCCTCTAAATCTTTGTTAGAATATAATCGTTCTCCTTTATCATTTAATGCAAGTATTCTTTCATCTAATTTTGCTCTTTCAGATTTACTTAAAACACTCAAAAATGCATCTTTTAATTCTATTTTACGCTTAGGATCAGAAAATTCTGACTTTAATATATTATGAAGTAATTCATGGGGAGCAACATTTAACGCGCCAATCTTAGCCGCTCTTTCTTTGTTAATTAATATTTGTCCATTTTTTAATGCAAAACCATCGGCTTCACTTATATCCTGTGGAGTTTCTTCATTTAACTTTTGAATAGTTGCATCAAATGTTTCCTGAGTTATTTCATTATTATTTAAACTTTCTTGTAGCTTATTTTTTTCGTTTTGTATATCTTTTGCAAACCATTCATTGTAAGCATCTTGAGCATCCTTAGTATTTTCAAATACCTCAACACTTTTACCGCTACCTAATGCTGTTTTATATATTTTATTACCATCTTTATCAACGATACCTTCTATAGAGCCTATACTTTTATCTAAAGTCTCTTTATTAGTTTCTATTCTTATTCTTTCTCTTTCGCTAATAGCAATTGTTGCTAATTCAGAACTTATTTCTTTAAGTCTTTCAGTTTCTGGAGTTACTAAATCTTTGTCTTTACCGTCAATGGCTTTCTCAATATTAGCTTTTTCTAACATTAGCCCTAAAGCTTTCTCTTTTGCTCCACTGGCAAATTCAGACGGTATTTTAACACCGGAACTTCTTATAGTGCCAAGTGTTTCTAGTTCTGATCGTTTTTCCTCTTCTGTAATATTGCCTAATTTAAATCGTTCATTAATATTGTCAGACGCTGCTTTAAAAAAGTTATCTACCTGTATTAAATTAGTTGCGTTTTTACCTGATAAATCAAATAATGTCGCTACTTTGGTTGCTGCTGCTTTTAATTCAATTGCTGATTGTGTTTTTACTGCTCCAACAAACGGAAATACAAAACCGACTAATCCTCCTTGAATACCTGCTTCGTTTATTTCTTTTAAATTTAAATATTTTGTTGTATCATTATGCAATTGTACACCCATACTTACTTGATCAATTGCTTGTTGCGTACTTTCTGTTAAGTATTCCCCTAAAGCTGAACTGGTAATTGCCTTACCGCTTTCTAATGCACTTTTACCAAAGTTTTTAATTTCTCCTCTAAATAAAGATCCTAATACATTTTTAGTATCGCCTCCTAAATTTAATGCCTTGCCAGTATTTTTTATTACATTTAATTCACCAGCATATTCTGTAAGTGCAGATAAAGCAGACCAAGCCGCGGCTTCTCCCCTATCAGCATACTTACCCTCTCCAATAGCTTTAGATATTTCTTGCTTATTAGGTTCTCTGCCTAAGTCTTCCTTTAATCCGGTTTCAACGGCACTGTAATATTCAGGACCGTATGTTTGAGTAAACATATTGGCTGCTGACAAACCTACAACAAGCGGATTTCCGGTTAATGCACCAGCGGTTGTTAAAGCTATATTAGGAGTTTGTTCTCCTACTAATTCAAATATATCTTTTAATTGTATTCCGTCTTTTAAATCTGCTTGATTAAATAATCCAATATATTTCTTACTTTCTTCAATTGATTTTACCCTATCATTAATCAAATTATTTGTTTTACCTAAATAGTTTTTTAATCTATTCTTGGCCTCTCCATAAGTTTTTGGAACATCTTGTTCTTTTGGATTATATGTGCCAAAATTATTATTCTCCCATTCATAAGCAAAAGCCTTGTCAATTGGCGTATTATCAGACTTATCCTTAATAGTAGAATAAACATTATTAAGATTAGCAATACTATTATGATTTGCTGATACCAATGACTGCTTAGCAGATTGAACTACATTTTCAACTCCTTTGCCTGCGCCTTCCACAAAATCAGTAGCAAGTTCTAATCCTTTACCGGCAACCTTACCTACAATGCCTTGCTCTTTTGTAGCTTCAGCTATATTTCTAGTAACATCAATTGCAGATAAAAAGGTATCTTTACTTCTGCCAAATGATTTAATTAAATCTTCTTTTGCTCCGTTTTCAATACTTGCAAATTGTTCGTTTAAACTTTTAAACCCAGATGAATTAATTAAGAATCCGGTAGTGGTTTTATAGGCATAGTCCTGTAATTCCTTAGTAGCTTTTTCAACTTCTATAGGATCGGTTAATTTATATTTTTTTTGTATTTCTTCAGTTTTTTGTTTAATCAGCGGGATAGCTTTTGCTTTAGCAAAGTTTTGTTCAAATTCAAAAGCACTATCTTGGGAAGCTAATTTTTTAACATTTAGAGCAATAGCTTGATCTAATTCTGCTTGCGTTTTAAAATTCTTAGGATTTATATCACTTTTAACCAGATCTACAGCTTCTTGCTTTGGTTTAGTTTCGTAAGCATCCGTTATTTGATTATATGTTTTTTCAGTATAATTAGTCTTAGGGACTAGTTTAGATACAAATAAAGCACGATCTGCAGGTTTGTAATCCTTAAGGAATTCAAACTTGCCAGTAGCATTCATCGCGTCTTTAGAATCTTGGTTAAAAGTTTGTTGTTGGGTTTTAATAGGAGTTTGTTCATAATAGGTTAATTTACCATTATTGTCTTCCTCACTATCCGGGAATAAACTTTTAGCAAAATCTTTAGCGTCATCCCATAATGATGGTTCTTCTATTGGTTTTGCTTTTGGTTTTTTATTTATATTAGCGGAATCTATTGAATAAGGAACATTCGGACCACCAATAGGATTTTCAGCAACTTTACCAAACCCAGCAATTGTTTGTTGTTTGGGTTTAATAGTTGCTTTTTGATTAACATTATTCTTTTTTAATACCGATGAAGTAGGTTCCGATTTGGATGCCGTATTTTTTTCCGTTACAATTGCATCCTTTTTTGCAACGGGGTTTATCTTTCCCGGCGAAACTTTTTGTTTATTAGATTTTTGCTTTAAGTTATTTCTTTTTATAATATCATCAAATGTTGTATTTTGATCTTTAGCAAATTGATTGATCTCATCCTCATTATAAATGTCTCCTAATTCGTTTGTATATTCTAACATAAAATTTATTTAATTGTTATCTTAATGCTCTTTTTAAAGTTCCTCCAATGTATTTTTGTAACACGTATGGATCATGTGTTTTTTCAGTTCCTGCTTTTGGCAATCCATCTTTATCAATTAAAGCCCAATTACCATTTTCATCCTTAGTTAATGTATAACCATTTATTATTGGTGTACCACCTTTTCCAGTTGAAATAACATCTTTTATTCTTTTATTCAAGTTCTCTTGTTTCAATACTGAAGCAGGTGTTTTACCAGATCCTGAACCACCACTTTTGGTTCTACCCTTTGATGTATATTCGTATTGATCTTCTAATTCTACATCTTTATTCCAATATACAGTTTTATCGCCTTCTTGAGTTCTACGTAGGTTTTTTGTTATATTTCCAAAAGCATCGTCAACTAATATATTTGTTAAAAGCTCCTCTTTATTATCAGCAGTTTTAAATACGTCATCATAGTAATGCACATCTTTTTTTAAAGTACAATTAACAAGCGCTCTTAAATCCGCTTCCTTACCTGCTTTCAAAAACGCAGATGCTTTAATACCAGCTTTCTCTCTAAGATCTGCTTTTATTTCATAATCATTTAATCTTTGTGCTTTACCTAATTGGTATTGCCCAGTGTCTTTACCGTCTACTATTACCGGTATTTTTACTTTTTCTACTTCTTGAGATAAATATTTTTGGACTATATTTTCATTTTTTTCATCATAGAAAACTTTACTTGCGGATTTGGTCCAATCATCATTGTTTATTACCTTTTGTAAATATGTTCCGCTTCCACCTTCAGCTGAAGCTAAATATGCGGCAGCATCAATCTCATCCTCAATTAAATTTCCATTCATATCTGTAGCGGATACTTTAAATTTGAATGAATCACCTAAATCTACAATGTCAATAGAATGGTCTTTATATTGTTGTGTCATACCACTAAATACATTTAGAGTCATAGTTCTTTTTCCAATTTGATCTGGTGAACCATTTACAACCATGCCACCCGCAACTCCATAAGAATTAGGCGACATGTTCTCTCTATACGATGCCGATTCCGGCGCAAATATACCCGCAAACTTTCCTGCTGTATCCATAAACATATCTGCTTGCCTAATTGTAGCTAAATATTCAGAACGTTTATTAGAATCTGTTTCATTTAAAAGCAATATTCTTGCATCAGCAGCAGCGGCTATTTTTGTCTGCAGCATGTCCCGAACTTTTTTATCCGCGTCTACATTTGTTTTTTTAACTTTTTGAGACCAATCAGATAATTTATCATTGTACAAAAGATCAACCTCGTTCTTTTGTTGTTGTAATTTTTGAAGTGACAACTTCTCTTCTTTCTCTCTTTCTCTTCTTCGTTCTCCTGCAGTTAATAAACCTTGAGCAATAGAATTGGACATGGACAATATACCTTTCGATAATTGTTCACTTCCAGCATTCATATTTATTATAGGAGGATTTTCATAATATCCCATTTGTTATATTTTAAATTGTTATTATTATGCACCACCACCAATAAATCCACCAGCAATATTACCGATCCCGCTAAATATAGAACCATACGCAGCATTTTGTGCATTTTGAGCACCAGCCATATTTGCTTGAGCTTGCGCTTGCTGCCCAGACAATCTATTTAATTTAGCAATATCTCTAGATTCTTGTTCTCCAAACTTAAATTTAATACCCTCAGATTCGGCTGTTTGTGTTCTAACTCCTTCTTGGTATTGAGCATTCTGAATTCTTCTTTGCTCTTCCATTTTAGCTTCTTGTAACTTTTGAGCTCCTTCTGCTTTAAGTCTTTCATTATCTGCTTCTTGTTTTTCAATACTAGCGGAAACACCTTTCTTGCTTTGCAACGCAGCCTGAGCCAACGCAGTAGCACCCCCAGCACTTGATCCAGTAGATTTTAACATGTCTAAGGTATTTGCTAATGATATATCCGCTTCTTCTGCTTCCATTTTAGCCGCCTGTGTAGCCACCCCTAAATTAGCAAAAGCATTTGTCATATTGCCACTTAGATCCTTAGCCAAGTAACTAAGGTCTTTAAAATTTGCATAAGGATTTGGAATAGATTGTCTACTCTGTTCTAATTTTTGTATTTCCCACGCTTTTCTTTCCGCTTCATTAGCAAAGCCATTTGCTGCTTGCCTTGCTTGATTAGCATTAACCAAACCGCCCCCAACTATTGCTGCCCCCGCTATTACCGCTGCTGTTACTGCTGCCATATTATATTATTTTTTTTGAAATTTCATAGGATGGAGTTTCATCAACTGTATATCCCAATTTTTTATGGGTATTTATCAAATGAATATTTCTTGTTAAACTTATTATAATGCTATACCCTTGCGCTTTAGCCACATCCTCTAACGATGCTATAAGCAATTCTAAAGCTTCTTTTCTATCTTTATCCTTGTATTCCGGATTTGAAACAATCCAATCTAACCATGTAGCGCTTGAATTTGTTAAATATAAAAATCCAGTTACAATTGGTATATCCCCTTTATAAACCATTAATCCACCTAACCCATTTAATGGTAATGTTTCTCGATTTATTTTTGGCCATCTCCACCATTTCCACCAGGAGGGTAAATAATCCCAATCTGATTCTTGTAATGCTTTTACATGTAATTCCATTTAATTTATTTTAATATGATGATTCAACGTATTCCGCGCTAACAGCAAATAATTCAGATTTATTATTATTATTATGAGGACATTCAAACGTTGCATTTGCAAAAAATCCTTTAACACCAGTTATATAAGGTTGTCCCCATATAATTTCATTTTGATTGGCGGTAGATATATTTAATATATTTGCAAAATATTTATTTTCTTTCTTTTTAAATCTATTTTCAAATAATTGATCTTCTAATCCAGAAAGAGTAGAAGCAGCAAAGTATTGATTAACCGGAGCTGATATATCTGTTTCAGTAGAAAAGTCAGACAGTACCCAATTATCTGTTCCTTCGTAATTTATAGTTAAGAAAGATTTTGATTGTGATACCTCTGGATTAAATACAATAGAAACAGTAGAAGGATATTGAATACCATAATAATTAGCCTTTGTAACTTGTGTAGAATAATGCTGCCATATTCTACCGTTTTTAAAAGTATATAAGTAATTTCTTAAGCTTATCCCATTGTTTGGTATATAACTATGCAAACTTGTCCAGCCATTGTTATCTTCATCAAAACTTACTGTAGTACTATTATCTTCGTCAATATATGTTACATTATCAACAACTTTGGTAGGTTGAATAGATACAATGTATTGTTTACTATGTATATCCCAAACGCCATATATAAATCCATTGGATAAATTAGTGTTAGATAATTTGCCTCTAAAAAAATCAAACATTCCATAACTTGAAATCTCTGTTATACCGTCTTGTGATAATCTACATATAACATTCTGATAGTTATCAACAAAGTATTTTCTATATCCATAAACAGCAAAACTTTCTGGGTGTGAACCTATACCGTAGTTACCAGCATAGGATTGTATTTGTCCAATAACAGCGGTTCCAGAAGTTGTAATTGGCTGCCCATCTGCCGAATAAATAGCGTCTTTATCAATTAAAGCTCTACTTACTTTTAGTTCTTGGAATATTATTAAGTTTGTATCTTCTGCGTATAATTTTTGAATAGAACCTTGCCCTGGATCTACTGTTCTAGTTATATCTTCTCCAACAGAAAATTGATTTGTATTATTTACTCCTGTTTTAGAATTAAATATACCAGAATATATTAATGTATTAATTAAGTTTTCTCTTTGAGAATTTTCTTCTACAATATAAGCTTTTACGCCTAAGTCTACGGATGTATTATTAAATCCGCCTCTTATTCTAGACTCTTCTATATACCAATCCTTTGTTACTGTTTTTGTATATTGACTAGGTAAAAAATTATAATTAGTTATTTTACCTAAAACTATATTTGTACCAGCGGGAACAGCGGCAATAAGATTATCTTGTAGTGTAAAATAAGTATATGTAATATCGGATTTTACATAAGTAACAACATTAGTATAAATAGTACCGGATATAGTCCATGTTATTGATTGACCTGGTCCATATAATGTTATATCAGGAGTTAATGATAATAATACCTTTAAGGAATTATCACCAATTGCACCCGTACCTGATGTAGCTATTCCGGTTGTTGCAGAAGGCTCTACTTTCGCAATACTATCTATTTTTTTTAACCAAAATGAATTATAATATTTTATTTCTATAGTTGCTGCCATAATTAATTATCACTTATTTTATTACATTATTACCTAACATGAACTATATAAAGCTGTTCCGCCGTTGCCAAATGTTAAAGAGTTTTCGTATATGCAATGATAAGTAGTATATCCATACGCAATACTACCAGTTGAATCACCTGGATTTAAAACGCCCCCTATTACTTGGTAACCTGTACCAGCACTTGTCAATGCATTCCAATTTATTTGAGCATCTCCATTATTTGTTAGTTTCCAGTTTTTAAGTGTTGTAGAAAGATAAAAGGGAGGAGTAACATTGCATGTATGGGCTTGTGAATTTCCTACAGTTGTAATTGTAGGAATGCTAATGAAATCAACATTTATTGTTCTTCCAGAAGGCAATACTCTAATTGATCCAACTACATGCATACTAGATACTGGATTAAAATCCCCTTCTGTTTCTTGAGTTTGTTGAAAACCAAAATTACCTTGATACTGATTAGCATCTTCCCATGTTAAAGATCCAGTAAAGGATGCAGTACCAACAAAATAAGGAGCTGGATAATTTGCATCAATTGTAGTATATTCAATCACTGTAACATTTGAATTTCCTGCATCAATAGTTTCTCCTGGATAAAACTCTCTCCAGAAGTTAAAACTACCGCTAATTAAGTTTTTTGGTTGCGTAGGAATTACCGATGATACTTGACTAGTCCAATCCTCGCAATGGTTATCACCTATCGTTCTTATTATAGTAAGAGCGGAATCCGCATATAAAGAAGTAGTACTAGGGGTATTTAATGTATAATTATAAACATCGGTCAATCTAACTCTTAAAGTATAAGGAATATCATGAGGTAAAGCATTATTTATTAAACTAATTACACCGCTAGTTGGATTTATATCAAAAAAAGTATCATAATCATTAGGCGTCGATGTATTTAATAAAGTCCATTGCAATTGTTCTTGATTAAAGTTTGCATCACCAGCAACAGTAGGTGCTCCGTTTGTTCCAAGACATTGGTATACCGGTCCTATTATAGGATTAGGTGAAAGAAAAACACTATAAAGCGGAGGTGTTGGAATTGGTAAAGCTGGCGCTGTTATAATTGGTATAGAATTGTTTAAATGTCCAGTTCTTGTTATAACACTGTTTCCATTTGTTACATCAATTATATTAAATGTAAATTCGTAACTTTCTAAAGTACTAGCATTTGTTAAAAAACGAAAAGCAGTATTTATTTTAATTGCATAAGTATATGTTGAATATGGAAATAAAATAAAATCATTAGTCCTGTCTGCTCCAGTTAAATCTTTAACTGTCATTATTATATTATTAACGCTTGTCATAAGTGCACCTGATGCATTTATAGGTTGAAAAGCATTAGTAACAAATCTACAATTAGCAGTACCAGCATTAGCGGGATTACTATCTGTTCCAGCCGGATCTTGAAATTCATTGTGTGTATATACAAAAGAATTAAATCCAACGGCAGAGCTATAACTTTTTAATACATCTGCATTTATATCTGAAATCATTCCCGAAGTAGAGGTTTCCCAAAATAATTCAAGTAAAGAAGTTGTAGGGGCGGTTTCATAAATACTTAAAAAAGGATTCATGGTATTAGCGGCTACCGGGGTTATAGGCGGAATTGTTACCGGAGCATTTGTTGCAACAACACCTATCTTATTAACCGTTGATATTCTAGCAATTAAAGGAGTAGTATTTAATTGATATATATTACTAGAAGCGGTGCCAAATTGATTAGTTGGAGCAGAGCCCCCCGCATTTAATGGTAAAAAGTTTAGATCCGCAGATGTAGCTATAGTAGAAGCGGTATCTGGTTTTCTTGCTGGAAAATATTGTTTATTAAACGTTATAGTTGATTCTAATGCGTTTTCTACCCTTCCAAATAATTGAACACTACTTCTGTATTGTTTTTGATCCGGACCAACTTCCGTTAAGTCTCTTGGTATTTTATTTATATTATCATTGATTAAAACAACGTGTGCTGTTTTATTAATTTCTCCTGTTGGAAATATTGTAGGATCTGAAGCCGCACTATAGTCACCTGGAGGTTTTGTTGATTGATTCATAGGGTATCCATTCAACATGCCAGGTAAATATACGTTATAATATTCTTGTTGTTGTTGTCTTACAACTATTTTATAAGAATACCAACCTAATGGATTTATATTATAAGAATATTTTATATCTGGAGCAGTTCCAGTATAATTATAAATATCACTTATATCACCATCAGTATCAATAGAAGCACTATTAACAATAGGAAAACCAAATGTTGCAACACTTAATACTTTTACATAATCTTTATATTTACCTCTTAAATAATTACCTGGTTTAGGATAATTTCTTTGAGCAGGACTGCTAGCAAAATTACAATAAAAATTACTTAAAGATACAGTTCCTGATGTTATTTGAAACCCATTATTATTATTTTCTATACCATCAACAATAGCATATAGACCCGGTGTTCCAGCTCCTTGATTTATTGTAGACGATATAGGTGAATTAAGTATTAATGCTAATGTATTACCTGTCCAATTTTTTACTTCAAGATTATTTGCCTCTGTAAAATATGGAGAATATATAGTTGAACCAACAAAAGTTCCTATTGCATTTGTTGTAGCTAAATCATTAGAAGATAATATAACAGAAGATTGTCTTCCAAACTTATCCGCTAATATAAAACCTGCTTGATAATTTCTATTTTGTTTTAATGTATGATTAGGATATTCTATCCAGGAAGTATATGGCAATTGTTTGTTTATAATTGCTAAATTATAATCTAAATTTGCTGGAGGAGTATTTTGATTTATAAAATTACCATAAACAACTCTATTACCTGTTATCTCTTGAGCTCTTGCTCTAATAGGCACTTTATCATAAACCCTTACTGTCTGAGCTTGCGGTAATGTTTTATAAGGTTTTTGAGATTTATACGTATAAACATAATCTGAAGTATCTCCAGCTATAAGCGCTATTTGATTTAATGAAACTGTTTCTACTACTTTAGTTGTGTTAGAATCAGACTCTTTATATAATATATCTATACTTGTTATCTTGTATGAATTACCAATATTATTACCCGTATCAGGTAATTGTATATGCAGTATTATATTGTTTATATAATTTTCAAACCAAGTAACAACTGTACTTCTATAAGCGTCTGTTTCATCACCATTTAGAAAATAACCATTTTGATTTGGAATAAACATAACCTGAGTGAAGGGAGCCATTAAAGAGTATTCGCCATCATCAAATTTATATCTATAACTAAATCTTACAAATTTTTCTTTAAGGAAATTCGGATCTCCTCCCCAAGTAGAAACATCGGATTCATTTGTCATAGTTGTACCATAGAAAGTTAAAACACTTCCAGAAGGTAAACTTACAACAGGTGATTCTATTGGAATAGAAATGGTTACTGTATTAGTTTTTATTTTAGTTATAACTGCGTAATCCGTTATGTCTAAATTACTTGTTGACGCTCCAGGGTAAATTAATTGCATACCTACTCTTAATTTCAAAATGTCTATACTGGACACATTGAAAGATATAGATTGCGCATTTCCAGTTGGGCTTGTAGGTATAACACCTACCGATGTTGTTGTTACAGAAACTTTAGAATAAACACTTATTGGAAAAACCGGAGCGTATTTTGCAACAGATATTTGTTCTTCTTGTGTATAATAATTATTATTATTTGTTGCAGTTGTTATATTTATTTTTCTAGGTTGATTTCTATTATCGGTCCAGAATAATAAATTCTCTAAAACATTTGCCCCTATTATTCTAAAAGGATTATTTGTAGCAAAATTTAAAAAAATACCAGAAACTAAAGTAGTCAAAGAATTAGAGGAGGGATCATACATTGTTATTCTCATATCAAAAGTAGATCCATAAGCAGGAACTGCATATAAATCACTTTGCGGAGCGGTATAATCTGTCCAAAATTGAAATACTCTATTGTTTTGATTGTCGGATACTTGACCAATACATACTAGATCCGTATTAAATGCATCAACCATTAATTGATTACCTAATTCGCCTTCTAATGCTCCAACGTCTTTGTCTTCTGCTTTACCTACAGATATATTTAAAGCGTCTCTATATTGTCCATTTGGAATAAGTCTATCATCTAGATCTTTATTCATTTTGGATTGTAAGAAACTATTTTTTACTTCAGCCATTTTATTTAGTGTTTAATCCATTTAGATTGACCTCTTAAAACTTGAGTTATTTCTTCTAGCTTAATATTTGAAAGTCTTATCTTAGTGTTTCTTAGTTTTGCGTTTTTTTCTTGCTTTAATCTTTGAACTAAATATTCAGGTGAATTTGCTCGAGTAGATATAATGGCATGTAATATATAAGCATACATTGATTCTTCTGCTAATTTAGGTACTCTTGCATCTAAATCATAAGCCAATCCATCTGATATGTATTCTAATACTATTATCTTACCTACAAGATCACTACTAAAAGATATTTTACCTTCTCTTTCGTTCATTGTAAAATAACCATTAATATTTGCAAACTGAGGATCTAATCCATATCTTCTGCCATACCAAGCACTCTGAAGCCACATATCCCCATTGTACCAATCGCCAACAAAATTGTTGTAATCAAATGATAATCTTTCCCCTTGATTATTTCTCCATCTCTCTTCTGTTATTGAAGTACCGTCTATATTGTCTTCAAAGTTATCTTGAATAGGCACACCTCTATTATCTTGTACTGGATTTTCGTATGGGCTTATAGTTAGATTATTTGTAGGATATATTATGTGTTTAACGCCCCCATGATCAATCCAGGACATTCTTACATAATTTACATAGTCTTGCGGAAGCACAACACTTAAACTTGGCGGTATCGTTAATTCTTGTGATTTAACACTTTTTAGAGTATCATAACTGAATTCTTGCATACTACGTTTAGCATGGAATATAACGTCAGTTCTTTTAACTGTGCCTATCAATTTGCCCGTACCTACATAAGCAACCATGAAATTATTAACCACATCGTTTAAAGATATATAAGAATAAGAACCATAATTCTCTTCAACGGTATCTCCATAAGCATAACTATTTGGAACAAGAGGATTTCCATATTTACCGCCATCCAGAGTCTTTAATTGTATAACTACATAAGTTCCTGTACTTAACCCAGGTATAAATAATTTATTAACATCTGTTACAGTATTAGTTACAGTTCCAGTGTATTCATTAAATGTGCCGGGATAACCAGTTGCACTAGTATATACTTTAAAATTATTTAAAAAATAATCTGGGTCTAAAGGATCATTAGTAACAAGAACAAGATCTGTATTGAAACTTGTAGTATAATAATTACTTCCGTCAGCCATAAATCCTTGCGCTCCTTCGTAGTATTGTCTATTTGTTTCGGTGATTAAACCGTTATTTGGTAATGGCATAAATTATTAGCTTTTTGAATTAACAGTTTCGTTTTGTATTTGTTGTGCAGCTACTTGAACTATTGAAGGATCTTTTATAACAACTCCAGCATATAATAATATTCTTATTATTAGATTGGTTTGTTCAATAGGATGTAATTCAAAGTTTTGTGATCCATTAGGATTTGTAGTAGCATTATATTGAGATGGATTATATATATATTGGTAATTTGTACCTAAAGTAAAATTCCATATTGGATCAACTGGTTTTCTTAAGTAAGTACAAGATATTACATTACCAGTTATAGTTTTTGGATAAACATATATCTTAGAATCTCTATATGTATATACAGGCCAATATACTGAAGGTCTAGTAATTGGAGATAAGTTTAATTCTAATAATTCATTTGGTTGAACATATTGAAGTTCTTTTTCATCATTATATATTACAGTTCCTAATTTATAAAAATCAGTTACCGCTGGTATATTAAAATATCCAACTGCAGGAAGGCAAACACCTGTAGATTGAAAAATAGATATTTTTTGTTCTAAATTTTTTATACGATCACTATATTCACTATCATTTCCAGCAATACGTAATTGTTGGTTTAGATCTTCAAAGTATTCATTAAATATTTCAAGTTGAACCTGTGTTGCGGTTTTATTAAATTCATCGGGTGTTAAATATCCCCTTTGCTCTTTATTAAGAATTAATAAAACAGTTCTATAAACTGTGTTTACATTTATTGCCATATAGTATCTTTATTATAATATTTAGGCGAATACTGCAGTTTTATTTACAATATCCGCCTATCTATTAGTATTACGTATTATTTAAGTTTTTTCTCCACAGACTTGAAGATGTTTATACCTTCATCAGTCTTGAAAAATGCCGCCATAGCTGAGTACGGATTCTCATCAAATGGAACAGTCATTAATTTTCTATCATTCTCTCCCCACATAAATGTTCTATTATCTTGTGATAATTTAAGTATGCCGGATTCAGTTGCTCTAATAGCCATGTTTCTTAATTGAACATTGTCGTCATTAGCCAATTCTAAGAACAAAGAAGGATTTCTTTTAGCGAATAGTAATAAATCTCTTTTTATCTCCTTAGAACTCATGTTAGTCACTCTAGAACCAACTTCTACCCTTACAATTGCTTCTGCTTCGTCTATATCCATTTCAAAAGCAGCATTCATTGCTTCCATTTCTAATTCAATGTAATCTAATTCATCTTCTGCTTCACCGGTAGGATCAAATTCTGTATATGCAACATTTAACGATGGGTGGTAAATTGATAATAACTTTTGCAAGCTTTGTTTTTCCTTTGGAACATTTAATACACCATTTACAAATACAATATGCCCTAATGTTACTTGCCCTTTTTGTTCTTTAACTAAAGGCGAATTTTGATTTGTAGCATATCTTATTTCTTCTTGTTCTTTTGTTTTTTCATTAAACCAAAGTAGAGGGTATCTAGAACTATGTCTTGATTGTAATGTAAATGTTAATGGACTATCTCCATTTGTAATAAGATAAACTCTATCTTTTATTTCCCAAGTAGGAACAGAGTTAACCTTTGTTTTTGTATCTTCAAAAAACTCTCTTTTAGTAGTTTCTGTATTCTCGTGTGTTAAAACTTCATTTGTATTAACGTCTTCTAATTCTTTTGTTTTTGGTTTTTGCGTTGCAGCCATGATATAATATAATTTAATAATTTATTTAAAAAGGTAATAATTACCCCCGTTAATATAACAGGGGTAATATTACCATGTTACTATGTTGTAGCAGTAAACAATACAAAATTGTTAGCCGCTTGTGTAACTAAACATCTTTCAGACAAGAAGTGTACTTGCATTGCATCAAGATCAGAAGTGTAAGCGCCTCCAACAGACCCAGTAATCCAAGATTTCATACGTCTGTCGTCAGCTTGATTAGCTCTATAACGAACGTGTAAGAAAGGTCTACGGATATTAGTGCCTAATTGTTGATCATATACTGTAGATGTTCCAGCAGGAATAAGCACACCGTCAATAGACGCATTAGTCATACCTCCACGAGTAGAAGCGTCATTTAAGTATTTCCAGTCAGTTTTGTAGAAATCATAAGATCCACGACGGAAACCAGAGAAACCTAAGTTTAATGCCATTTGCTCAGAGTTTTCAAACAAACCGTAAGCAACACCACCGGCAGAACCAGCAGATAAAGAAGCTAGCATATCATCAAAATCTAATGAAGTAGCTCTATTTAAGAAGAACATGTTTTCTTCAATAGCTCCTTGTGTATCTAATCCTTTTAAGATAGAATCAAAATCGCTTAATCCACTTGCAGCGGTAAAGTTGTTTACAATATTACCTCTTTCTCTAATAGCAGCAAAAAGACCTTGTGTTCCTTTATAGGTTACTCCAGTTGCAGGAGTTAAAGTTGATACCCCTGAACTAGCAGCTGATAATTCACCTTCAATAACTGCCATTTCTAAATAATCTTCAAAACGTAGTCTTGTTTCGGATTCAGCTTTTAAATACCATAAGAAACCACCTGTTCCATCTTCAGTCGCAACTTCAACCCATCCAATTTGTGCTGTATCAGATCCAGATATTTGGTATCTTTCTTTGATAATGATAGGAGAATTATTATACTGAGTGAATGAAGGTGTTACAGCATTAATAGAAGCATCGGTGGATCCTTTTATAAATTCAGAACCATAAACAAATATTTTAAGATTTGTTACTCCAGTAAAATTTACTGCGCCAGAAGTTAAACTTGCTTGCGTATAAGGATAAACAGTAAGAGTAGCAGTAGTGCCTGAAGTAGATGAAAGATTAACAAGCACTTTAAGTTCAGCACCAGTTGTAGGATTCATAACCACTAAAGTTTGTCCCGGAGAAACAACGTTTTGAACGAAGTTAATACCAGTACCCCCAGTTGTAAATGTTAAAGTAGTAGAGGTAGCACAAGTTACATTATTATAAGCTATATGTAATCTATTTTGTTCAGACCAGATAACCTGATCGGAAGACATTGGCATTTCAGCTCCTACCATACGTAAGAATCCAGAAAGAGTTCTGTTCCCGTAACGCTCTACTTCAGCTTCGTAGACTTCAGGTAAATATTGTTGAGCAAAATCATTACCACTTCCGTTTGCGAAGTTTAAATAGTTTGTCTCTAACGCTTGTTGTTTTTGAGACGGTTTAATAGAACCAAAATTAGTTCCAGTAACCTGGTTAACCATGTTTGACATAATTGTAATTTTTAATTGTTAAATTTTTTAGTTTGTATTCTTAATTTAGAAGAATCAAAACCACTAATTGATTTAACTTTTAATCCATTTATAAATACATCGCCAGGAGCTTGCCTAGGTTGTGTAGATGCCGGATTTTTAGAGTTATTAATTACCTCTTTAACTGCATCAGCTTTACCTTGTTCGTAAAAATGTTGTGCAATCTTATCAGTATTCATAGCGGCATAAAGAGCTTTGTGATAACCCTGTGCGTCAGCAATGTTTCCATCTTTGTCAAGGAACTTCCCTAGGAAATTGCTAATGTCAGATTGTTTTTCTGCAACTTGTTCTGGGTTTTGCACTCCGTATCTAAATCTTTTTTCACCTAAATTATATTCAAAACCTTTGAATTCCGATGTAAATAAATTTTTTGTACTTTGTTTAAAACTTTCGTGTTGGCTTTTTGTTCTCTCTTCATTCTTCTTGTAGCGATTGAAAAAATCATTAGCTTCTTGTTGGTCTTTGGATACGCCTGGTCTCAACTTGATCTCGTCGTAGTATTTTGTTTTAAGATCCTCTAAAAAGTTTTTGGCTTTTGCAACCTCTTCTTTAAATGCGAGTTTTTTCTTTCTGATGTCTCGCTCATCATCTTCTTCTTCGTCGTAACTAAATTCATCCTCCATAAGAAATTGTATTTCTTCTGCATCCAAATGAGGTCTTGACTTTTTATAATATTCTTTTAATAGAGCTTCATTGTTAATAGCGGAATAGTCAGCGTTTAATCTAACATAATCTTCTACACTACCTCCGGTTTCTTCCATAAAGGAAACTAATTTCTCAATGTTTTCCGGTAATGGTTTACCCGTATTAACCTGCTCTAATATTTGAGTATTTAATTCCTGAGTAACTTCTTTAACTTCTTGTATAACCTCCTCTTCAGTAATCTCTTGGATTACGTTTTCAACAATGGGTGTTTCAACAATCTGTTCTATTACTACTTCCCCCTTAGGTTCAGAAGGTATAATTACTTTTGTAATTTCTTCTTCTACTTTTGGAACGGTTAAATCTACTTTAGTAACTTTAACTTCGTTACCTAAGTTTCTTGGTTTTTTTGGTTTGGAAATTTTAAAATCTCCTTCTTGTTTAATTGGTTCTGACATAATATAATAATATAAAATTGGTTAATGTAATCTATGCGTTAAATTGATCCCCTAAATTTTCTAAGAAATTCATTCCATTACTTTCAAAATCTTGTGGCAATGTATTATTTTTTCTTTGGTCTATTAAAGCGGACTGTTGTGTTGCTTGTATTTTTGTTCTATTATCTTTGCGGTCTTCAGCATCGGTAATATTCTTGTTGGCAACTTGCTCTTTTACTTGTGCTAATTGCATATCGTATTGAAATTGTATTTGCATCAACTGTTTTTTAATTTCAGCCTCTGTTTGCATTCTTTGTATTTCAAATTGTGATTTTGCTTGTTCAACATTAACTGTCTCCTGTGTTAACGCTTGTTGCTTTTGCACTTCAAATAGTGCCGCCTTTTCTGCAGTCTGTTGATTAGCTTGTGCTTGCGCTTGTATGTTTGCCATTTGAGCTTGTTGCTCGGCTCTTAATTTCTTTTTCTTTCTAAACTTTAATGTTTGATTTGCTAGTTTAAGATTTTTAATTTGACGTATATCAATCACATCGTCTAAATCAATACCTCCGCTTTGCAAAGCAACCTGAATATTCTGTTCTAATAAAGCTTTTTCTTCTTCATCAGGTTCTAAATCCAAGAAAATACCAAAGTCATATAAGTTTAGATTTTTAATTTCTTTTAATGTTGTTACATTATAAGTTGTTATACTGTCCTCCATTACTTTTGCTAATAAAGGATAATCCAAACAATCAGCAATTCTTAAAGATATATTCTCACAAGCCCTAAGGGTTAAGAATAAACTTGACTGTAATATATGTTTTGTTGCAGTATTTGAAGCATTAGCTGCCATCTTCTGTAATCCAACTAAAGTATCTCTATCTGGCATACTACCATCTCTTGCTTCATTAAGTCCTGTAACGTCTCTAATGAGTTGTAAATAGTATTGGTATGTTTGTATCAATGAAGCAATTTTTGCTTGACCAGATGAGCTTGTTAGCTCTTGTATTGGTACTTTACCTTGATTTAATCCACCATCTTGAGACATAGATCTACCAACAATACTACCGGTTTGGAAATACATATTTAATGCTTCAGCAGCATTATAGTTTGTACCATTACCTAAATCAACTTCGGCTAATCCATCTACATCTACGAATACTCCATCAGGTATCATTTTAGACATTACCTGTTGCAGTTTAAGATGTGTTAATTGAATCATATCTGCAAATCCAGTTATTCTATTAACTATAGAATCAATACGTCCCTTATACATTCTAGGTGCAGAAATAACATAATTCATTTCTACTTTAGTCATGTTTGAAAAAGGACGTGACATGTTTTCTGATAATTTCCATTCAAGCATTGTATTAGTGCCTAATATCTTTGCTCCTGTATATAGTACCTCTATTGTTCTAGATACTTTATCAAACTTGTCACTTGGAGGAGGATTAAAATCATCAGTCTTTTCAATAACTTTTTCTAATCCGTTTTCTCCATATTTTATTTTAAACACTTGGTTCATGTATGTCTTATATTCAAAATATAATACTTGCACCGTATTTTCATCGTAGTTACCCCAGCCAGTTATATATTGTCTATTACCTGGCATTTGTTGTATCTTATATAATTCTTCCTCTGATAAATGAGGGAATTGCATTTTTAATTCTGGTATTGTAACTGCTTTAACTTCTCCAACATAATATATATCTTCAAAGTTTGGATCTTCTGTGTATGAATAAACCAAATAAGCTGGATCAACATATTCTGTTTTAATACCTTCGCTAACATTAAAGTTTGTTTTTACACAGCCAATACCTAATACTGTTAAATCGTAATTTAATCTACGTCTTGTTAGATCCCATTTGTTTTGAGCTAATACAGTATTAATAGCTTCTTCCTCCGCTATCTCAACAGATTGCTTATAGGAAAGCTGCATGTGCAATTCAAGTTCTTCTTTTGTTTCAGGCAATTCATCTGCCCCTAATGTAGAGTTAGCAAAATCTTCTCCTGTTATAGCTTTAGCTTTTGCAACAAGATCTTGGGAATACATGTCTCTTAAGATAGCTTGTGCGTAATTTGTTTTTTGTTTTACTGATTCTGGATCTTGGGCATAAGCTTTTATATCATAACCCTTCTGCGACATACCATTAACAACAATATCAACAAACTTTGATATTACAGGTACAGGTTTCCAATCTAAATTCAAATAAGAAATATCACCATTAGTAGCCAACTCATCTTTGTATTTTTGTACGGATTGTTCTCCTCTGGCATATAATCTTAATTGATGAAAGTTATTCCAGTTACTTAAATATCTATTTTGTGTAGTTCTACCTTGATCAAACCATTCTTGTTCTATAGCACGGGATACTTGTAATCCATATTCTTCAGATGCTTTAACTGCGTCTGGTACTACCTGACTTGGAAATGCACTGTTTGTATTTGTGTATATATTCATTTATTTATGTATTTTTGATAAAGAACCTGTATTATCATATTTTTTAAATCCTAATTCAAATTTTGGTTTTTCATACGGAGTTGTAGGTACATACAAATGTTTATTGCAAGCCATTATGGCTAACCCAGAACTAATAGAAGCATCATGTTTTGTTCTATTATTTATATTAAATCTTCCCCAATCTTCCAATGTTTTTTGAAAATACATATTACCATAAGATTCATTATTAAATCCAACATAATTTTCTATGTACGTTTCAATTGCAGAAGCATGTGCTTGCATTATATCTTGTGAAGAGTTTGGGATACCGCCTATTTCTTTCTCGGCTGGCGATAATTTATTCCAAACCTTATCTGGTCTATTTATAGAATAACCTCTATAACCTCTTCTTTTTAAATAATACAAAAGTCTTGGTTTATTATTCTCTGCTAGTATAGGCATTCCGTAAAACACCAATGCCATAAGAACATCCTCAAAAAATATCTCTGCTGTTTGAGGTCTTGCAACATATTCTAAAAAGAATTGATTAGGTGGAACATCTTCCATACTGAACTTTGTTAATCCATGTAAAGCTCCGTTAGAACCTCTACTTGCATCAACCGTTCCTGATATATCGTAACTGTCACAACCAAATGCTCCACAGTGTTCATTACCCGGATACTTTAGTCCATTCTTTATAATTACACGATTTTGAAGATGTTTAGCGGGAACCCAGGAAATTAAGAATCTTCCATCCTTATGAGGATAAAACATTACTTTAGAATCTTGTTGCCCGTTCTCCCATTGGAAACTTCCACGTGTTAAAACATTTGAGTTTTTAAGATCATCATTATAATCTATTTGCTCGTATATTTTTGTAAGATTAAATAAAGATTGTTTTGCTTCATCTCTAAAAGCGTGTTGTTCTGTTCTTGGAAACTGTCGATAGTATTCGTTCAAACCATCTTGATCTGACTTTAAACCGTCTACTTCATTTTGCCAATGCTCAATAACACCATACTCAATCCAATTTCCATCTACTCCTTTTACGGGATTTTTCGGAGTGTCGAAGACAGGTAACCCATGAGTATCAATGAATCCCTCGTACGACCATTCCATAGGTATGAACAAACTATATAGTCCTGAGCTAGTCTGTCCATTGCGGTTTCTTTTTGTAACGTCGGAATCATAATAAAGTTTTTTAAAATTATCCCCTCCTTTATCTAAAGCATTTGATGTTGAACCCATCATACACTTACCAATAATTCTACTACCTAATCGTAAACATGTTTTAGTAACACGCCAGTTGTTTAATATGTTATCAGGTTTAAGCCACTTTCCACTTTCATCATGGACCAATAGTTTTAACTTTTCACCATCGTAGGAGTTGTCTCCGGTATTTTTCCAGTCAATAGTTGTATCTAATCCTTCTAGTTCTCCTGCCGCTTCACTACTATCTAATTTCTTTCTTGTAAATTTAGAAGCAGGTATACGATAAGCTAATTCTGTTTTAGGACGGTCCATACCATCTTGTATGGGTTTAAAAAAGAAAGGATAGTTAATAGATATAGGAACAACCTTATCCGTAAACATGGTTTTAGCATCACCCCCTGATTTTGATAGTATACCAAATCTTGAGTCACTGGATATAGTTGCTTGATTAACTAATTCAGCAGAAGACATAAATGAAAATCCAGAACGTCTATTCTTTAAATAACACATTCCATAACATCTTGTATCTGCTTTGCAAGCTTCCCAAAATATAAAGAACAATCTATTTGATTCTCTAAAGTCTGGTGCGCCAACGTCTATCTTGCTCCATTGCAAGTACATATAATGTGTACCTGTCATATAGGTAGGAGTTCCGTTGTTATTAAAAAAAATACCTTCGTCTCTATACTTAAATTCAGCATCTACGTAATCGTACCACTGCTCTTTAAAATGATCTGGATATTTATTCCAATCAAATACATTCTTTATTTTTTCCAGTTCTTTTGGGTATTGTATCTTTTCCCAATACTGTTCTTCTTTCTTATTAGATCTAGAGTATACTTTATCAACTGGTGGCAATGCAATCTTTAAATTTTGTATTTCATAGATTTCTCCAATCTTGCCAGTCTTACTAATAACAACTAAATCATGATCTCTGTTATAACCATACGCCCATTTGTTATTGCGATTGTTCTGCTTTATAACACTGGGCTTAATGTAATCTGTTACAACTCTGAATAAACTTTGTTCGTACATTATTTGGATCTCCCTTCCGCAAAACCTTTAAATACTTTTTGTGTATTGTCTTTTGCTGCGTCTTCATCCGTTATTATCTTTTCTTCTAACTCTATTCTAGTTAGTATTTCAAAGGCATCGAATATTGCCAATTTTTTTGTGGCAGCCGCGTTCTTTAGTTTGTCGGCAGATAAGTCATCTTCGCCGTTATCTAAGATAGCTTCTTCAGCTACCTTAATTAATTCCAGTACCGCTTTGTGTCCAGAGCGGATTATATTCAACTTCGTCTCCTTTATATTCATATTTAATTACAATATCATTAGATTTCATACAATACAATAGTTGTTTATCAACAACAAATTCAAATTCTCCCTGCGGAAGATAACCCACAAGGTCTCCCTCGTTGATTTTAAGCTTGTTTAAAGAGTAATTTCCGTATTTTAATATACCAATAAGTTCTCTTTCTTTTTTTATGCTTAAATGGCTTGTGTTATTTAATGGTTTAATAAAACATCTGTCTCCAAATGTTTTCCATTTATCTTCCTCATTGCTTTTATATAAATATATCTGATCCATATCACAAAAATATAAACCATCTATAAAGTATGATCTACTGTCTTTTTGCTTTCCTTTTATATCATAGAATCTTCTAAAAACATTATGGTGTATTATTATTAAATCACCTTTTTTAATATCTGTAGAATATGCTAATGGGACCTCTATAACTTCTGCTAGATTATTTACTGACTTAAAGCTTTCTATCTTAGTATTTATTATTAATTCTTTACCGTCAATATCTACTTTATTATCGTATCTTTCTCCAACAGGTTTTACAATAAAACTAAAAACACTTTTCATTAGTATTCTAAATCAAATTCTAAAGCAATTGCCATAGTAGGATAAAACTCCTTCCAAGGTTTAATCTCATCACCACTCTTTATATATATTATACAAGACTTATCAATCTGTTTTAATATACAAGCAATTTCATGTCCTCCCCATACTTGTTGGCCTACAGAATAATGCATTGCTTCATTCTTATAATCAACGCCAATACTTATTTTTCTAACAACCGTATCCATTAGTCTTCGGGTGTTTCTTTAATCTCTGTATATGTTCCATCCTCTAAACTAATGTTTATAGGTCCATATTGAGATTCAATATCTTTTTTAAACAATTCTATTGCTTCATTAAGATCTCTTATCTGGTGTAAGAATCCATGCTTCTGTGATTCTAGAATACCTATATTAGTAAGTAACGTACTAAGATCTTTTTGTTGGTTTGTAATTGTTTCTAATTGTTCTTTTGTAATTTGTTTTACTACTTCCATTTTATTTAATTTAATTGATTAATTAGTAGCAACGTATTGGAGTCGAACCAATTTAAGCGGGCTTATGAGACCCGTGAGATACCTTACCTCCCCCCTGCTATTTCTTTATGACAATGTCAAAAGATATTTTAATTTTGCTGTTTCACCAGATAAAGATTGCGCTAGATTTGATATATCCCCAAATTTAGCGGTATCACCATAAGTTTCTAAGTCTTTAGAAAACTTCATTACTTCATCTGCTATTTTCATAGAATCGGCTTTTGAATCGACGGCATCGATCTTTAAAGACTGAATTCTTTTTCCAGTATAACCCATTAATTTTTCTACAACATCATCTTTAAATTCTTGTAAAAATTCATAGAATTCTCCGGTTGCTTTATGTTCTGCAAAACTTCTAGTTTGCCAATGTATTAAATGGATCTGTTCATGAAAGAACGCTAATTTACCTGCAATTTCTTCTGTTGTCATAATATATATTTTAATTACTCATTTAGAACGGTTATTACATTGTGCCCTAAAAAACTATGCTTTGGATTATTTACAATCATTTCATTATCCCCGAAATCAATATCTTGTTCAGACATAACATCATAGTGATAGCCATCTGTAAATATAGGAGCTATTTCTAATGTAGGATTATTAATACAGATTAATCCTATTTCTACAATAGCCTGAATTCCCTCACCAAAATATAAAACTTCTTCTTTATTTATTATTTGTTTAACATAAACTTTTTTTAATAGTAAATCCGCTATTGCAGTTTCTTTATCTGCGTATTTCAATTTGTAAATATTCATAAGATTATGCAGTTAAATTTGTACATTCTGTATCTGTTAAAGGAGCAGGAAATAAATAAATTCCTTTTATATATTTAGGTACATAACATAAATATGCACTTAAAAATTCTAAAGCTGTAGAAGTAAAAGTAGTTGCAGTAACTTGTTTAGTTCCATTTACAAAAACATCCATTGTAGATCCGTTCCAATTAAAAACAACTTTGATTGTATTTGTAGTAGTAGTATATAATGAAGTTAAAGTTCCAGCTATTTTTTTATTAATAACTAATCTACCAGTTCCTGTATTAATAACTCCAAAACTATTATTAGGAGTTGTTGCACTATCACCAATATAAAGTCCAGTTCCAGAATTATCTCTTGTTAAAGATAAATTATTATTTATTTCAAGATACCAAGCACCACCAGAACTTGTTATTAGTCCATTTGTATATATATTACTTCTTGAAAATTGATCAGCATTTCTTGTAACAGCTCCTGTTGTTGTAGGGATAAATGAAGTGCTATAAGCAGCTATTGAACTTAAACCTGTTTGTAATTGGGGCATTGATAATGTAACGTTACCAACTATTCCGGTATTATGCAAACCAACTCTAACTTCTGATATAGTTGTAGTAGCAGAAGCTGCATAAACAATTGAATAAGTATTTCCTGCCTCAATATTTGTTGTAGCTGTTATAGCTACATTATTTTTAAAATAAGTTGGAGTACCTACAGCATTAATAATGGCTAAAATAAATTGGACTTGTACAGGGACACTTGCACTTTCAACATATACAGATAAACAACTTGTAGTATTTATAGTAAATGTTTGGGTTTGAAAAAAGAAAATTCTTGCTATTGCTGTTGATACAAAATTATAAGCGCCTACATTAGGATTTTTTATACTTGCTATTCGTGTTGAAACTCCTGTTCCATTTAAAGACCAACTTGTAGGTGAAGTTGAACTTCCTGACCAAACACTATTTAATAATAAATTAGTTCTTTGTGGTTCTAATAATAAAGCAGGACAACCTCCAACTGTATCATAGTTTAATCGAGGTACATTTAATCTATCTGTTGTAAAGAAATAATCTTTAGGTACAGAACCTTGAACTAATTGTGCTCCCCAAAGATAATTAAACTTAATATTATCTCCAATTACAGTTGTATTACCATTAGTATCAGTCACTCCAATTCCTATAACATTTATTGAAGTTGTTGTAGTTGTTGCTGTTACAGAACATCTAATCCAACCATTACCAAAATCCTGAATAGTAGCAGTTCTTCCAGCTCCAATAGTTCCAAGAGTAACAGTTTGTAAATTAAAAAAACTATTGTCTGTAGTTCCATTTATATTCTCTCGAAAAAAACAATAATTAAAATCATTTTTTTTCATAAAAATAGAAATTGTATATGAACTACCTGCACTTGTTGTTATAGTTGGACCATAAACAAACCTATGAACACCGCCAACAGTATTAGGAATAATTTTAGTTGCCGTTACTGAACCATTAGGAGAAGTTCCTTGATTTAGATAAGGAGGAGTTCCAGAAACATTTAATTCAGTATTAGACCAAGATGCATTTCCAAACTGCTCACTATAATTTAATAAATTATAAGGAACAATTTCAATTAAACCTGCGTCATTATTTAATGTACTACTTGCAAGCGTACTTCTTGTAAAAGTTAAATCTCCGTTACCATTAGAAGGGATAATAGAATACACTTTGCTTTCTTTAACAGCATTTGGTGTCATTACCAAACTTGCTTTAGTTAGTAAACTCATGGTATATTATTTAATATTGTTAGTGATGCTAATTGGCATGCTTCAGCAGAATAAACCCCTCCATCGGCAGCGACCCTGGCTTTAAAAGCCGTGATTAATGCTAATACATTAAATCCAAGATTTTTGTTTGTAGACCAATCAATGCCAAGTCCTATACCTATCATCTTAATATACTAATAAAATTTTATCATACGCAATATTAGTAACCGCAGTTATTTGCGATACTATAACAGGCAAAAATGTTCCACTAGTAAGCCCAGTAAATGTAACAGTACTTGAATTACCAACCGGCATAACTGTTATAGATGTTGTTGTAAGATTTGGATCTGTTACAGCACCTATATAAATAGCAGCTGATGCAATATTACTTGTAGGACCAGTTATTGTTGATACTCTAGTAGCAAAATCTGGTTGATTTCCATATTGTCCCATAATTTATTTTTTAAATATTTTATTGTATATTTTACTTTTATTCTTTAAAGCTTTGCCAAGCAATGGAAATTCCAATACAGTATCTCCTGGATAACTAATTGATTTTTCACCTGGAGCCATTACTTTTTCATTGCCTAAATTGTCAATACCTAAAACGGGGAATTCTACGTCTTCCATAGTAATCTCCCCGCTTGGTATTACATTATAAGGTTTATCTTTATCAGGGCTATTTTTTTTATAACCTGTTGTAGATATATTTTTCATAATTAATAATATAGAGTTATGCTATTATAATTACGCGTGTTTATTGTTTTTTATAAGCTTCTAATTCCCAAGGTAATTTCTTAGATCCTTCATTCATAGTTGCTCGGGGATATTTTTTGTTTTTCCAAATAACGTGGGTATCAGTATAATCTAAATCACCTCGTTTCATCTGGTCAATATGAACCATCTCGTGTTCTATTGTTTTATTCTTTGCTAATTCTAATGGAGAAACATTTTTGTTTACAAGTATGGTTCCATTATTTTGAGCCATACCCAAAACATTATCATCCATGTCTACACTATATATTGGTGTTTGATCCGTATTATACGGGGCTCCTCTCATTGAAAATGCCATATTAGCATTTTTTCATTTTAGCAGCGGATCCTTTTGAAGCCATAGTTGTTTTAGGAGTTGGTCCAGATTTAGTCATTTGCTTAGTTGGAGACATAGAACTTTTTGTTGTTTTAGTAGTCGCTCCGTATTTTGCCATTTGCTTAGTTGGAGGCATAGGTTTTTTACTTTCTTTTTTCTCAAAAGGTTTAGTCTCCTTTTTTTCATGTTTCATCATGTCTGCTTTAGAAGCATATTTCTCTACCTTGCCTTTTTCGTAACTTCCTTTTTCTACGATTTTTTTTGCTGTCTTTTTCATTTTTTTGTTTTAGATATATTAAATTCCCTATAAAAATTTATCTATAGGGAATTTTGATTAATTATTATGCTAATACTGGCATTGTTGGGATTGTAACTCCTGCGGGTAAAGTAACAAATCCTTGTAATGGTTTACCACCAGCTACTAACGCGGTATTGATACTTGCCACTGCTCCTGCCGCTCCAGCCGTTGTTGTAGTGAAAGTATATGT